AACCTAGTTAGAGGTGCAGCTGTAGGAGCTGTGTCTGATCTTATATCAAAAGAGTCAGACGAACAAAACGCTTTAGGAGCTTTACGTGACAGGTATGGTTGGATAGATACACCAATATCTACCAAAGATACTGACCACCCTGTTGTAATGAAAATGAAAAACATTGTAGAAGGTATGGGCATAGGCTTAATCTTCGATGGTTTTGCGTATACATTAAAGAAAGGCGGTGACAAAGTAGTAGAACAGATTACAAAACGTAATAAAAGTTTAGAAGATCAAACAGTACAGGCTGGCATTGCACAACTACGTGACGGTGAAACACAGTTTAGAGCAGATAAAAATGCTCCTATATCTCAACCACACCAAGGGGCACATGTATCCGAAGTAGAACCACAGAAAGCCAGAGAGCAGTTGTCAAAGACACGTACTCAATGGGGCTCAGAGGAGGGTTCTACCGGTTCTGTAACAACACCAGTAGAACGAGAAAGAATAGGCTTAAAAGGCGATACAGACGAGGCTACGGTCGAAAGAATTATGCGTGGTCTGATGAGTAGCGAAAAGTTTGCCAAAGAACTAGAAGCAGCTAAGGGGTCAAGAACAACTCTTGTTAATAAATACAAAGAAGCTATCGAAGCACATCAGCGTATAACTCAGGGCAGAAACGCTGTAGAAATGTCTCCACAGGAGTACCTAAAAGAGTTGTTTGAAACCAACGATATTGTTGATGGCAATGCTATATGGACATCTAAAAACGTAGTTGTAGCAGACCTAGTTATAGGTTCATTACTTAAACAAGTACGTGATTTAGGTGTAGCTGGTAGAGAAATAGCTGACCTTGTAGACATACAAGACATAGATGGCCCTGCTAAACAGCTTGTAGATACTATGCTTACTGCATTGTATGAAACCAAAAAGGCTAGATTTGTTAAGTCTGATTCGTTTAGAGAGTTAGGTCTAGGTAAAAAAAGCAAAAAGGCTGTCGAAGAAGCTACACAGGAAGCTATGGTTGACGCTAGAGACTCTATCATGTCTGTCTTAAAGATAGCTAAAGATGATCCCGATGACAATATGTTATTAGCTTTGTTTGAAGCTTTCTCTATGATGGAGAATGTTAACACACTTGATGACTTTGACGCATGGGCAAGAAAGACAATACTTGGTGGTGCATTAGAAAAAGGTGGTGCTGAACGTACAGGTGCTATGATAAGAGAGCTAGAAGGTGTAATGACTCATAGTATACTATCTGGCCCTAAAACACCAGCTCGAGCTATTATGGGTACATCTACTGCAACATTCTTAAGACCACTAGCTCAGGCATTAGGTGCTGTGTTACGTTTACCGTTTGATGGCAACGTATCTACAGTTAGATCTAGTCTTGCGTCGGTCAATGCTATGGTAGAATCTATACCAGAATCATTTACTGTATTTAGAAGTAAGCTAAACTCTTACTGGAAAGGTGACATAAGACAAATAAAAACACGTTTTACAGAGTTTACAGCAGCAGATGATAACTGGGAGATATTACGTAGATGGGCAGAAGACAGTGGTAGAGCTACACCCGGAGAGCAGGCAGCGTTTCGTGTAGCTAACATGGCAAGAAGTATGAATAACAAAAACTTCTTAACATACTCTACAAAGATTATGGCTGCAACCGATGATGCGTTTGCATACATATTAGGCCGTGCTAAGATGCGTGAGAAAGCAATGCGTAGAGTTCTTGAGTTACAAGATGGTGGCATCAAAACACCAAGAATAACACCAGAGTTAATGAGAGCATACGAAGACGATTTTTACTCACAAGTGTTTGATGCTAACGGTAACATTGTTGACGAAGCTACTAAGTTTGCACGTAAAGAAGTAACACTAACACAAGATCTTACAGGCTTTGCAAAAGGTCTTAACGATGTGTTTAGTGCTGCACCTTTAGCTAAGCCGTTCTTCTTATTTGCAAGAACTGGTGTAAATGGTCTTGCACTTACAGGTAAGTACACACCCGGATTTAACTTCTTAGTCAAAGAGTTTAACGACATAGCATTTGCTAATCCTAATGACTTATCAAGCGTAGCTAAGTATGGTATAACAACCGCAGAAGAACTAGCCAATGC